GAGAATAGCATTCAGGCGGGACTTGGTGGTCTTTGACTGATAACCACCGTCGAAGATCTGAACGAAGTCATCACCAACTACGGCAATAGTGTTGCCGTGAAGACGAACAATAGACTCGTTAGTTTCGGGGTCGTAAGTAACAGAGGTGTTGTCTTTCTGCCAGTTCAGGTTGTTAGAAATGGCGTTGTTCATTTCCTGTTCGATCTTACGCATGAGTCTGTGTCGTTTGAACTGAAGTCATTATAAGCACGGGATGGGACGCTTTGGGAGCGCCCCTGTGAGACTAAACGAACTGGCACACAGGCAGCGCCACCTCGGTCATGAGGACGCTTTCCTGACGGAAGGCGACCTTAAAGGCGTCAGCGATCTCTGCGACCTTGTGCGCTTCGTCAGTGATAAAGGTGAGAATGGTGACGCTCTCTTGCTCACCTTTCCAGAACCCGACGCCTTCGGTCATGGTGAAACCGTCGAAGCGAGGGGAGACCTCCTGACGGATAAAGTCGCTCATCATTGCCTTGCTGACCTTACCAGCGTCGGGGATGTTGCGACCGAGGAACAGTTGGAATTGCATGGGTTGTTTGCTCATGCGCCTATTATAAGCACGGGGTCCGCCGCTTTGGGGTCGATGGTGGACAGTTCCCCAACCGTCCACTCGGCAGCCGCCCTGAGTATAAAGAACTCAGGGGGAGTTAGTTATACCATGTGTTGTAATAGTCCCCAGTTGTGTATCTCAAAGTCAGGTTGAATAGTCTGACATTTGTTTAACGCTTCCTCAGCAGTTTCCGCCATGTAACACAACATGTCGTGATAGTCGTTGCGCTTGTGAACACCGACGAAAGCGAACTTGTATTCTTTCATTATAACCTCAGAAGCGAGTGTCGTTCATGAGAGGTTCATAAACCTCACCAACTTTATCCCACTGGGCATCAGTCAGAGTGCCAACTTGTGCTTCCATGAAGTCATAAACCATACACCAGTCTGCGTCGGTTTCCATAACGAACTGGGTGAGACTTTCCAGAGCAGAGTTAAACATTTCGGTTTTGTTCATGAGACAATGATAGGGTATCGGTTCGGCGTTTGGGGTCCAGTGGGGACAGTGCCCCAACTGGTCTCAGTAACCGTTCAGGAAGTCTGCGAGTGCTTCCTGATACTCTGCCTCAGTCTCAAAGGTACGGGCACCGATAGTACAGGGGAACTCACGCTTGCGAGCGGGAGCGTTGGACAGGTCACGACCCTGGGCGAGGACCTGTTGAGCGTAGGGGTTAGTGGTTTTGTTCATGAGAGTATGATGGCACATTCTGGCGGTTCCCGTAGTTCACCATGATACAAAACGGGAAACTCATTCATCACCCGTGCTTATGGGTCAGCGGCGACTGATATCCCCTTTGATACGATATCGTATCAACAAAGATATAACGCTACGAAACCGTAGCGGCAGCTGCCCTGAGTATAAAGAACTCCCCGTGAGTTTAGTACTTATAAGTGCTCAAGTTACGGGCAGGAACATGATACCCATCGTCGGGTTTGTTAGTATCATAAACCCACAGCAATTCGTTTTCGTTTGCCTTATACTTTTTGAACCCGAACATCGGGACCAAACGAACAACTAACTCACCCCAGTAGTAGTTAGTTTCGTAGTCGAAGATCTCAGGGAACATGAAACTTTTTTGAACTTGAGATAACAATACCCCCAAACGGAACGAACCGCAAGGGGGTATGTGACACTAATCGAACTGGCACACTAATACTCGACTTCGTATTCTTTGATGCGACAATAGAGATCTTCATTTGGTTCGAGTTCTAATAACTCACGCCATTTTACATCTTCCAGATGTAAATCATCATAACACATGATGTCTAGTGTAACAGTAACTAGGCGCTTGTTATGTGTAAGCATGTGTCTAGATGTGCGTTTGTGCGTATAATCTAGTGTGCGTAATCTAGATGTGTATATCTAGTACGCATTATGCATAATGACGATACGCAAGTGTATCATAATCTAGTGCATCTCGTGTGTATTCCTCGTCGAGATCTTGTGCATCTAGTTGAGCATAAAACTCGTAGAACGCATCCTCGTCGAGATTATAATCTTGTGCGAAAGTATAGTCGAGATCGTAGTCGTCGTACATAATTCTCGTCGAGATCTAATGAACGCTTATGTATTGTAGCACATATCTCGTCGAGATTCAACCTGTCTAGGTATAAGTCTCGTCGAGATTCATAATGTTTATTTATAAGGTTCTGTGAAATTATGTGTCGGTTTTGTAACTTTTCGCCGCCGTGTGACTTGACAACCTGTGCGTCTTATGATACGCTCGCTAAACTTGCATCAGGGACGCACCTTTTTCATAAGATATAAGCACAAGACCCAGAGGGGTTTATAAGATCTTTATAAGGTTTTAACACACATAAAACGATACTAATTCATATCATTATTCATCCTTATTGAGAATACTTATCAAGAACAATAAATCTTCAATTAATATTTAATAATACCTTTTTAATACTAAAAAACCCCATTTAAGGGGTATTTCTGGTTATTTAAGGTATTTTAGGTGGTTTCCTACCTGTAGCATCCATATAGTTCTTTTGCCTCATTACACTCCTTAGTTTCTCACCAGGTCCTCGTATATCAATATGAGGTAAGGACTGAAGATCAGGTCCTAATACAGTAGTCTTCATTGGTACTATCTGCACAACCTTCTTATTCTTCAATGCATCCTTTACTGGATCTTTTGGTAGATAGTTCTCTGGTTTATTTCTTTCACCATACTGATACATTAACTTCTGTTCTCTATGCTTATTAACTTCTAGGATAAACTCTTGATAGTTCATAGTGTTGTTCCTCCTCTTAATAAGTCTTTAATAGGCATACCTGGGTATTGGAACTCTTTATCTTTCCATACTGGTTTCTCTTTCTTCTTAGGTAATACAGTAGGTTTTACTGGTGTATTATACTCCACATTCTTCTTAGGTAATACTTCTCTATAAGGAAACTCTTTACCATCCTCTTTTGCTACCCTTGTAATAGTTTGAAAGGTAGTAGGTTTAGGTGTGATATGAGATTCTTTTTCCGCCTTTGAGTATGCTTCTGGGATGTTATTTCTTTCTGCTGCTTTTCTCATTCTTTCACGCATTGCTTTTCTACGCAACTCTCTTTGTATCTGAGGTTGGTTAGCGCGTGCTTGTGCCGCTGCTTTTCTTTCAGCATCAGAACCAATTAACTCATCAATACCTTGTTCTGCTTTCTCTCTTGCCCTACGTTGTGCTTCTGCTTTACGTTCTTCTTTCTTCTGTCGGTTATAAGCATCATTTGAACTTAGGCGACCACGTTGTACATTAGGAGTGCGTGGTTTTGTTGTTCCTCCCTGCCCATAGTCTACAGGTTGTGATCTTCCGCCTTCACCTTGTCTTTTTGCTTTCAATATATTAGCAGCAGCACCAGCAGCAAATGTAAGTGCAGGTAATGCTAATGGCGCTGCTAATAATGCAGGTGCTACTTCATGTAGATCTTTTTGGAACTCTTGAAATGTCTTCACCGCTATGATGGATTACTTCTCATCATATTTATTTGCTCGCGTTTTGACGTAAGTGAGTTGATGATAATACTCAGGGAAACATAACACTAACGTATGAGTCTTTTGATGGATAGGGCAGTCGTTAATATTATCAGGGTCTTTACACCTAACACCAGTCTCAATAGTAATATACTCTGAGTCCTTATAATATACCCATCCCTCTACTGAATGTTTCTCTTTATTCCAACGAACATAGTCATCAACTTCAGGCGTATAGGGCATATTCTAATGGGTTAAGGTTTAACGGCATAGAAGTATAAGGAGATGTGTTTGTGAGTTGTACTACATCTCCTACTGTTTTTGAGTTAATAGGGGCATGGAAACGCTTTGTTTTTGTATTGTAGAATCCCCAGATAGTACGAGTTGGAACACCACCATTGTACACAAACCGACGACGACATAAAAGCCAGACAGCAATAATGTTACTCTTAAATTGTACCGTCTGGTATTCATATCCCTTAGGTGCCTGATGTGGTATCAGGGATAGCACGGAGTCGGTTAGGATTTGTTCCTTCACTAATCAGTTCCTCTAATAATGCCGATGCTTGCTCTTTATTCAGTTTGGTAGAGTTTCCAGGGACAACTTCCCATCCAGTCGTCACAAACTCTTCAACCTTGTACAGTTTCTCTTCAGTCATTTTATCAAGTGGTAAATGTTTCTACAATACCTGATTCCTCATCATTCGCTAACGCAAACACTGGTGCAGTCGTAACCTTTTCCATGATCAGGTTATCATATTTAGAGTCACATTCATCACGCCACTCTAGCAAAATATCATGACACTCAACATCATTCTTCGCAATGACTGTGATCAAACCACCATACTCTGATGATGGAAAAGGAACCCAGTAGTTAACCAAATACAGGTACTTCATTTCAGTGTGTAAATTACTCCTTGATTTTACTTTGTTGTTTATCAAATGTCAAGCAGGATAACTGCCTATTGATCTCTACCTGTAACCCTACAAGTTTGCCCTTCATAAACTGTTCATACTTGTTTCCTTGGATGAGTGACAGAATGTTATTGGTTTGCATTAACGCCAGGTGTAACTTTACTTCCTCAGTCACAGAAACTCCTCCATCAAATAGTCTACAGTAACCTCCATCTTAGCAGCACTGTTTTCCAAGAACTCATCCACAAGTTCAGGAGCATCCTCATACATAACACTCAAAGTCTGATACCAAAGTTTAGTAGGAAGGGACGACATCATTTCTAAGTTCTGTTTCTGAACGGTCAAGAGTTTCCCAAACTGAGTGAAGTCGTTCATAGAGTGCTGTTGTTGATCCATACTCCTTCGCAATACGGTTTTCATCAATGGTTTCTAATAACTGTAAGGCAGATAAGATAACTCCTATCTCATGTACATTCAGGTTAATATCAACATTCGTCTTCATACATCCTCCATATGAACTAATACTATTTTATCATATCTGCGAAGTTTGGCACCCACCACACTTGACATTCTTCACCATCAAACCATTCTTGAAACTCCTCAAAGACTGCACGACAGTTATCCTCTTCCCCCGCTTCTGCGAAACATTCACACAACCCAAACATATCATCACTGATACTATCAATGAGTTCTATGCGGTCGTCCATCGTCATTTCAGAGTTGTTCATGGTTTCAGTAAGTTTGTGAAGAGGAAAGTTTTTCATGAAGTACAACTAAGTCAAAGACATTATGATGTACTTCACTTAAGTCTTGCGACTCAAGAAGTTCCAGGAGAATCTTTATCTCCTTTTGAGAAAGTTCTACCATTTCCATTACTATACCTCAGTAGCAACTTCAGTTAAATCATTCCACATCTCCTCATCATAGATAGAGGTCACTTCCTGTTTCATATCTTCCTCATCCCAGTCTTTAATATTGTCAAACATACTATCAAAGGCAAACTGTACCAACGTATCCATATCCATACCGTCAAGAATCATCTCAATATAACTCTCTTTCAGTTTGTTGAGTTGTTCGGGGTTCATGATGTTAGGGTCAGTGGGAAAAGAAACGAAAGACATTAGTTAGTGGGAAAGTTGTTGCAGACGGCATCACAAAGCATACGAATTACATCATCTTTGTATTCAACCTCACCGAAGTTTGATTCGATGATACAATCAATGTCCTCCATGAGTTGTTCACGAGCAGACAACATTTCAAGTCGGTCCATCATCAGTAGTCGTAGTTAGCGTTCAGATACTCATTAACATCAAACTTGTTCTCATCATCTAAGTCCTGCATCTCAGGAATGTCGAAGATCTCACCAGGAGCGTCAGCGATCTCAAAGAAGTCGTTCATGTCGTTTCGTTTGAACTGAAGTTAGTATAGGGCAAAAAGGGGTCAGCGAATGTCGCCGTGGACCACTACATCAGATGGCACACGGGAGACAGTGTAGCGACTGATCTTCTGGGAGAACGGACGCCATGCCTCCACTGCCTCGTTCACCATGCGGTTGTGCTGACGGTCAGCACCCTTGGCGGTCTTACAACGCTTACACTTGCGGAAGTAGATGATAGGGTGCTCAGGAGACTCAAAGGTGTCGATCTCAACCTTGTAGAAAACGGTGTTGCTCATGGGGTCGTTCCCTTGACTACCTTAGTAGTATAGTGCCTCCGAGCACCCCAGGGAGGGGTGCTGTGACAGTTCTTCAACTGGCGTTGAACCGACTGCTCTGGAAGTTGGCGCGACTGAACGCCTCCCGACAGACTAACTTGAACATTCCAAACTCATTGGTATAAACATAACCCTCAGCATCAATTTTGTCGTATCCTACATACGCATCGGGTCCATTATTGCGACAAAGCATCAAACAGTCGTCCTTAATAGCCTTGACTAGTTTCCACAAACGAATTAAGTTGCGGTCGCAGTCGCAGGCGATGGTCAGTGCCTCCTCGTCCAGTTCGGCACCGACTTTTATGAAAGTGTTAAATACCTTCTTCATTTCCTTCGCTTTCTTATCACTTACAAACTCACAGGTTGTAGACATCTGCTTAGCAAATGCAACAACATCCATTACATCATCAAACTTGTCGGCACCATATGCTATCCATGCTTGAGGTTTGATAAACTTACAGTGATGAGTATCAGTCAGACTGAAGTCCAACGGACGACCAACTGCATTGCGAAGATCATCATCAGCATCATAATATGTGTGAGGTGCGACAATGATAGTCTCCCGAATAACACTGGGAAAGACATAGGTAATAGTGTTAGGTTGGTACTCATCACTACCACCAACACCGATAAAGTCACCCTGCAAAATCCACGGGGAACGTGGCAAATAGTCATAGCAAAGGTGAAGAATCTCTGCTACAGGTCCAGTATGGTTATCATCAATGTCCTGATGACTTTCATTAATTTTTATCTTTACCTTGTTGAATACACTCTTAGTTCCCACAAAGAAGTTACCCGTAGCAGGGTTACGACCCCACACAATAGCGGGAGCACCATCAATTTTCAGACTCAACTTACCATCGGTAACAAACCAGTTAAGTGCAGAAAGGTCACCCGTGAGAATAGTATCTTCGGGGTGTTCGATGTGAGTGTTTTGCATCAGTATCAGGCGTTGATAGAGAAAAACAGGTGATCAGAGTCTAAAACATCACAGGCAGGACCAGTCCAACCAATAGAACGAATATCAACATATTCATCACTATCTGATAGCATGACCGTTGCAGTTTGGTCCAGGTAATGCTCAGGCAACTCATTCAGAAGTGCTTTCAACTCCCGATAAGTTCCACGGTTCCAGTCAGTTTGAGGGATGTACATTTTACTTAAGGATGTGACGGTAGTCGATAGAGTTAATGAACCAACCAGTAGCAGCAGTTATTTCTTCTATTAGGTCATCACCATCTACTGCCTCCCAGAAAGAACCAACAATTTCATCATAAACTTCTTTCTGCTCTTCTTCTGGAAGTTCATAACTCCCATGAGTTTCTAAACAACCAGTGAAGTCAAACTGTATCTCAGTAACTTGGAATTGCATTAGAATAACTCCAGTTGGGCAAACATCAGGTGGTCATCACAACTATCAGAGTCGTGAAGGTCAAGCATATCAGTATCAACATGCTTGACCAGTTTGCTGAAAAGAAAGTCAACAAACTCTCGGTTTTCTTGTGTAATCATTCTCCAAACATTTCAGTGTAGAGGTCAAGATTCTGGTTCTTGTACTTCTGGTTGTTCAACCAGATCTCCTGCTCGATCCAAGCGACCTGCGCCCGTGCTTTGTCCAGTTTAACCCGCAGTTCGTAGTTGCGCTGGTTCCGTTCGGTGATGGTCATGTGTCGTTTGCTGTTGAATGTATTATAGGAGGTCTAGGCGCTTCAGCAACCACTTGTAGACCAGTTCGGAGAGTGGCATAGTATCAGCAGTAGACGGGAGAGTAGTCAGAACCGTTGTATGCTTCCAGGTTAAAGTCCAGGACTTGAGCACCGTTGGCGATGTACTGGTTGATGTCATAAATGGCGTCAGACTTCACACGAGTGGTGAAAGAAGTCATCTCAGTCTCCTCACCCTTGTGCCAGATAACACGCTTAACGAAACGCTTACCAGTGCCGATGGGAAAGAAGTCGATGGTGGTAGCGGAGGTTTGGAGTTGCATCGGGTTGTGTCCCTGTCGATGTACTTATTATAGGGTGCTCAGGGCGCTCTCCAAGGCGTTCTGTGCCACTTCTCCGACTGGCACATAGTTGGTCACTAGAACCTCGCTTACATCCAGCGTAGAAGTGCCTCTGCCTGCTGTATATTTTGCCTCCATCTCAATGATATTACATCCAGCAAAGTTACGCTCATAGAATCCATCATGGATGTCTTTATTTGAGTATGCAAACTTACATCCAGACTCAGTAAGATACTTTGCTAGTCTAACTTGGTCTTCCTCAGTAAAACCACCTTGATACAATACAACACTATCACGATATGGTGGGTCAGCATACAACCAGTCGCCTTGACGTGGTTGAACAGCAGCGAAGTCTCCGTTAGTGATAGTTGCTTTCTCCAGGAAAGATGCTACGTTGTAGATCTTTTGGCGGTTGAAGAACGCCTGCTTTTGTAGACAGGTGCCAGGAGGAGTTGAGTACCTTCCATTACATTTGATGTATGCTTTCCACATACCATTGAAGTTCACCTGCATCATAAACAATAGCAGACCACTCAGATATACATCAGAGCGACCAACATAGTCATGACAATATACTTCACGCAGTTCGTAATAGTATTTCTTACGGTCCTCAACTTCAGAAAGACTCAACCATTTGTTCACACACTCTTGCCACTGTTCTACAACACCATCCACGCTATCGGACAGGGTTGCATACAGCAAAATCAGTTCACCATTCCAGTCATTGATGAGGAACTCTTTATCAGGATAGTTCTCAAATACCCACAAGGAGTTAGTGAGACCACCAGCGAACAAATCGACAAAGCGAGTGAAGTTTTCTTGTGGAAAGAAGTGCGGTTGATACTGTTGCATCATCCGCTGTTTTGAACCAGTCCACTTAAACAATGGTTGAATCTTAGTTTTCATCTTCAAACCAGGAATTGATCAATTGTACCACGGGTTTGAGTATCTTGCAACCCAGCAACTTCAATCAACAACTCTTTGGTTAGCATACTAAAGGGGAGAACATATACATTCTCAGCAATATCTCCACGCTCTTGAGATTTCACCAGTTTGCGGGTGAACAACTTAGTACACTTATCAGTTTCTTTCTTACCCTCAGTGATGTAAAGTACCGTGCGTTCTCCATAGCAACCATCACGGAGTTTCTCCAGGTCGAAGAACACTTTCTCCTCAGTAGTACCGCTCTTATCTCCACCTTTCAACTCAATGATAGCATCAAGTTCGGGGCAATATCCATCAGCAAGGAAATACTTGAACCCACATTCTGCGTACTCTTCAGGTACATCGTGTTTGATAGTACCTTCATACTCAACACTGTTAGAGATGCATTCTCCTTTGGTTTTTACAAATGTAAAACCAATATCATTGAAGAACTCTCTTAACATTAACTCACGCTGTTGTCCAGAACGAGCAGCACCATGAGCATCAGAATTAGTTTGGTTCTCGTAAGTCATCAGTATTCGTTCATTACTTTGTTATTGTAAGGCACCTAGAGCCTCTTCAAGCGGGTTCTGTAACGGTTCTTCATCCGCACACCTGCCCCTTGCTATTTCTGTATAGTGTTCACTAAGATCTATGCCCACAAAGTTTCTATTTTGTCTTTTCGCTGCTACTCCAGTGCTACCACTACCACAGAACGGGTCAAGCACCATAGAATCGACAGGAGAATAGATCTTGATAAGATACTCCATCAAACTTACTGGTTTGACTGTAGGATGGTCGTTATTTGCTCCCTTTTCTTTCCTTGTAGCACGGGGAGCATAGAAATACTTTTGATGCTCACTTTCAACCTCTCCAATGATATTCATCGGATAACGTCCTGCTGGGTTAGCATCAGTTGTTCCATACTCTTTACCGCCACCAGTTGTATTGCCTTCACGCCCAAATGTCCGACGTTTGCCACCACCAGCAACCCAACCTTTAGGAGGTTCTTTCTCCCAAGGTACACGGGTATTCTCTGTATCAATGAGACCACATCCCCACTCTTCAAAGTTCTTTTGGAGAGAACCTTTGTATGGTTTTTGTGCTACAACAATGGGTTCATGAGCAGGTTTCAACCTATTGTTTTTTGCCATCTTAGTTGTAGTCATCCACATGATCTGATCTTTAATGATAAAACCAGCATCTTCAACGTTACATGCCAAACGATGATAAAGTTCAGGAGAACAGAACGCAAGACAAAAAGCACCTGGGCGAAGTGTACGATACACTTCACGCCAAATGTCTACACTAGGAACGGAATGATCCCAATGGTCCATACCCATACCGTATGGTGGGTCAGTGATACATGAGTGGAAGAAGTTCTCTTCGTAAGTAGAGAGAACTTCCTGACAATTACCAGTTGTGATTGAGAACATTCGATTCGCAGAGTTGACGTTCAGAGTGCTTGAAATAGTCTTTCTTTCCTGCCCCGTTTTGAACATACATGTTACGGATGTAGAAGTCAAAACCTCTAGAGTCTTCCTTCCATTCTTCATCCATTTGATGAAGTTTCAAAACAGCATTGAGTTCCTCAACAAGGTTAGAAAACTGCTGACGTTTCTTCTTAGAAACTACATCATCAGCAAAGAAGACGGTAGTTTCATTATACCGCTTACTGCTGAAAATGTAAATAACTCCCTCCTTTGGCAAACCTCCATTGTAGGTAGGATAGGTTTGTTTGCTAGACTTACACTCAATATCTACGGTTTTTCCATTCTCAAGAAACACCCTGAAGTCAGGAGATGCTTGAATACCGTTAGGTTGAGCAACATACTTTAGGTTGTACTTGATAAGCAACTCTTCAACTTGCTTCTCATGAAGAGGATTATCTTGACTGTTTGACTTATAAGGAAGTTGTAGAACTTCTTCCCAAAATGCTTTCATCGAGGTCATAGAAAACTCGGACTCACTCGCCCGTTGTTTGAATACTTTGTTATTATACTACCTGCATCAGGCGGTTTGGGAAGCACTGTGCAGGTTGTTCAACTGGCACACCATACATGTCAGTTAGATACATTTCAAATAGTTTCTCTTCTTCTTCTCTTGCTTCTACCTCGTGTGGCATATACCAATACTCGTAATTATCCACAGGTTCTTTACAATAACACAATTTTCCGTATCGCTGTCGCAGGGAACCACGGATCCACTGTGCCATGTGGGTCAACTCATGGAAAAGAGTTTTTATATACAAGTCCTTGTCCATGTAGGTGTTCATTTCAATAAGAAACTGACGTGGGCGATGATACTCGCCAACCACGTCACAATACCCATAAACCTGCTCACGATTCAGACCACGATGCACAATGTCCAGCGTGATTTTGTGACGTGGGAAATACTTATTCAGAAACCAAGAGGTAACATCCTCACAGAGTTTCTTAGAATAACCGTATCCAGAATGACAGACGTAAGACATGTGCCCCAGTGCATTAACCAAATAAAAGAACCAATGAAGACAAGTTTATCTCTACTCGTCAACCCCACGCCTCCACATATTCACTCATATGATAAGTTTCATCGGTGCAAGTCTCCTCAACTAACTCATCATAAGTCATGTCTTTTAGCATGGTGAGATAAACCTCTGGTGCAATATCTACATCAGGGTCATAGTCATCATGGCAAAGAAACACATACTCATTGTAAAGTGCTTCGATGAGTTGTTCTCTAGTAACGTTCATTGTCCTTGTTGAGATGATTAAACCAGGGTGAAAAGAGTGCTAGTGCTGCCCACACAACACTAGCAGTAATGATGATAAAGTATATCATCGTGCGTAGAGATAACCACCTGCCCAGTCTGCATGTTGCAGCAACCACTCACGCTGCTCAATGATTCGAAGGTCATAACGAACACCCTTAGCAGGCGCTTTGAAAGATGCTGCCTTGTAGACTTCACCAGTCTTCTTGTCAACAAATGCGTGGACAGAGCGGGAAGCAGGACGATTGTGGTTGGGAATAACCATGATGATCTTGTGATACTTGCGACCAGTCTCAATGACGAACTGGTAGACAGGAGCATCATAACGTCCAACCTTGCTATGGTTGCGATCCTTGAAGTTTTGCTCCAGGGCATCACACAGCATCAGAGTCCACTTGCGGACATTCAGTTGGATGGTGTTTCTGGCGTCTTGCTGGGCAGCGAAGTCAGCGAAGGTAGCAGTCATCGGGTTGCTTGCGTATGAACGTATTATAGGCGCTTCTAGGCACCTCTGACGGGTCAGTAGACCAGTTCGGGATCTGGCACCCAGTAGTCATCACTCTTTAGGTATCCCATCCAATCTTGAGGGTCTGTTTCATAGATTTCAGACTCACGAAACTCTTCAATCAACTCAGACAAATCCATGGGAAAAACCTCAGCAACGTTTGGTATTATAGCATAGAATGGACTAATCAGTAAGTCCACCAGCAGGAATAGCAACCTGCATAACATTGTGAGGGAGGTAAGGGTTAGGGCGAACATCGTGGCAAGTCCACTCACCATCAACGAAGTGATAGGTATATTCTGCACCACAATCGTCAGCACCACAGAGGAACTCATTCAAGTCTTTGTAGAGTTTAGGTGCATTATTCTCCAAGGACTCACCACGCATGGTATAGTAAAGAGGACCAGTTTCGGGAAGGGTTTCGTTGTTCCAACCTGCATTAGTCCAGGTGCAGGACATATCACCACCGTCGATTAGTGCGTCAACTTTATCTGCGGTGTCGAAGTTGTCACGCAGCACGCGACCATTGAACTCAGGATAACCATCATAGTGGCAGTAGACGCCAAGGATGCTACCATCGTTGAGTTGCTTGCCGATCAGGGAGCGAGTGCCCATGTGTCTTTGTTTGAACTGAAGTCAGTATAGGGCATGAAAAAGGGGGCAGCAATGCCCCCTGTGCCACTTATTCAACTGTCACACTCAGTCTTCATAAACTCTACACTCAGAAGCATCTGGGTGAGTATCACAATACAACTCAAGTGGAGTAGGATCGTGTGACTCACCAGGGTGGTTTTCTTTATATGCTTTTAGTGCTTCTAGTTCTTCTTCTGTATGGCGTCTTGCCTGTGGTGAAATGGTAGGGTCATTCAAAAGATCCTCATCCTTCTGAATGTGCTTGTCGATGTTTTCCATTTTTTGTATCGGGATAATACTTATTTATTTTATTGAGGGCAGTTAGACTCTTTACCCTCAAGACTTCGCACCATAAGTTCAGCAAACTTTTCCATTTTTTGAGCAGAAACTGTCTGAGGGGCATAGGTAATTGCCTCTTTCAAGGCAATAAGTTCATTCATTTCTTCTTCCGACAGTGCTGCTGCGCTAGTTTTGGGCAGAGTCATTGGTTTTTTGCGTTGTGACCTAATGTTAGCATTTGAATACAATACTATCTAGATCCTTAATATTGTTTTTGTATTTGGCGTTACATTACTTTACTCGTCAAAGAATGTGCCGTAAGAACCACTACTACCTTTTTCCCTATCTTCAAGCATATCAACTAGACCATCAAATGACTGAATGTTTTCAATTTCTTTGATAAGATTAGCAATTTGAGTACAAACTAGCGGACGTTCTTGACGTGCTGCATAAGAAAGTGCATTACGCAAAGATGCTTCTGCTTCTTTCAAACTACTCTCAACAGTTTCAGATAGAGCCATTCAAACGGTCCTCACATTTTGGATAGAAAGTTCCATTGACATAGCAAGACTTTCCAGGTTCATAGAATTTTACCACATTTGGTTTGCTATTGTCAAGGACACAATGATCACCCTGTCCAGTAGTCAAACCCTCAGCACACATTGCTACAATGAAGGGAGCAAGTATTTGAAGACTATACATTGTAACCAGCAGACTTCATGCCAGGAGTCCACTCATAACCACCTGCTTCTTCGATAAGTTTAGCATAAGGATCTGGTTTAGTAGATACAGTTGCCACACCCTTTTCTGTCTCTTTAATCCAGAAACCATCAGCAGTCATAGTATAACCTTTGGCGATCATATCGTCATAGGTTGCATCTAGTCTTGCGCGTTTATCATAGTATTCTGCTTCTCGCAGGTTATACTCACGACACTTTTCTTTGTCTGCCGCTGCATCACACATGGAATTCATTTCTTCCTCAGTGTATTGTTGTGGGCGATAAGTTTCTTCCCAGAAGTCAACCCAGTCCTTTTTAGTTGCGGAAGAAACACTAGATGATGCATCAATATCATCTAGAGATGTATCAATTTCAAATGATGGACGATGACCTTTCAATAACGAAAGAAGTTCAATACTCTTGGTAAGATACTTTTTGTGATACTCTACACTCTCATCCACAACATTTGTGATGGTTTCATAGATGTCTTGTGGTGTAAGATCTTCACAGTTCAAAGCATCATTCACCCAGTTATCAAGTTGTTCTAGAGAATACTTTCTGTAAGAAAAGTCAATACTACGGGGATCATTCGAGGTCATCGAGGTAGTCCTTTATTGCTTGCTCCATGATAACCTGAATTTCCTTCTGTGTCAACTGGTTCATCCATGACCATTTTGGGTCTTGTGGGTCCCAGTCTAGTGTAAAGGATTTATCTTCGTTTTGTGTTATTTTAAGACTATCAGCACTCATCACAGTTTTCCTCTTTGTGTCTCTTACGAACTCTCTTTAATTCTTTGAGTTCCATCTTGATGTTCTGATATGCTGTCTCGGCATCAATCTTGCCGCCCATTTCCATGGCGCAAATCATATCAACACGAGTCCCAAAATGACTCAATGCTTTTTCAAAACAGTCCAAGTCCTCGTACATTACTTACCTCCAAGGTTGAAGTGTTCAAACCTCTCTGCTGTCAGAATATCTATGCGTGCTTCAATAGAGTTCATACATTCATAGAGAGCATTTGTTTGACCAACATTCTCCTGCTCAAGTAGAGTTACTCGGTCTTCAAGTTCTTTTACTTTTTGCTCTAAAACTTCAAGTGGGGAAGGTTCTTGAATTCCCCACTTTTGAAAAAACCAATAAGGATTTTGTTTCACAGTTTGCCTCCAACAACTCCATCATTTACAACACGACTGGTTTTCTCATCCCATCCTTCTTGTCGCCCTTTGAGATAGAACCTAGTCATACGAATACAAATGTCTTCAGTTAGACCAGAGACCAAACCATTGTCGTATTTATCATAACTGTGCCAGAGAAAGCGTGCTTTTACAACATAAAAGCAGTCGTCAATCAGTTTCTTGTCCGTCATTATGTTTGTTAAATCCAAATGATGCTTCTTTTTCTTCCAGTGCTAGTTTAAGTGCTACACCACCGACTGCTTCCATTACTTTTAGAACGTCCTCTGGTTTAGCATCTTCACCCAGTTCTTTGGCGACATACCAATACTTTGGCCAAAAGGTTTCTCCTGCCTTTTGATAGTCTTCAAGTGTCAGTAGTTTCATTTTTTAATATCAGGATGGGGAGCATACAGTGGTCCTTGATAATCGTGAGGACGATTGACTCGGTTGTTCACTACAGTGTTGTGGAGTTGTTTGAGTGCTTCAACAGTCTCGGGAGTTTCTTCCCAAGTCCACACATCACCAGTTTTTCCAGTAAAAGTTCTTTTAGTCATGTTTATTCGTCGGTAAGGTGGTCAGCACATTGTAGCACATCACAGGGGGGACACTCAGTATTCATTGCTTCTTTGAGTGCTTCTGTTACACTCTCCTTGAATGAAGAACGAGGAACGAATACATCATCATCCTCAGTCTTATACTCTGGGTGCTCCTCTTTGAATGTGTATTCTACATCATACAGAAGAGATTGTGTGATGTCATTGATAGTTTCAACAGAGTGTGGTGGAAGAGATGACCATTCTGGTGATGGAAATCCCTGTCTACCATACATATCATCCTTCACACGATCTAGCAATGCTTTCTTACAATGCCAACGTGCATCAAACAGTGATGTAAATGCTTCCCAATCTTCTTGGGATTTAAAATTAGGGATTGTCATGATTTTACTTGTAATCCTGATAAATGACGTTTATTTGAAATCCTGATATTTTGGACAATAAAGGAAGTACTTGTATTCAGCAAGTGGTCCATAATGCCACTGTATTATATCACATCCTTTGTATTCTCCAACCACTTTAGTGGACTGTTCTTCAACTGGTCGGTTCTGTGACTGTCCAAGTAGAGCAATGAATAGAATGAATAGTCCTACAACAATACCAATAAAACCAGACCGAGTGAGAAACTCTTGTAGAAACTGTTTGTCATCATTGGTCATCTGCCAACTCCTTCATACCAGTATCATTCTCTTGATAGAGTTTGTCTAGTGCTTTGAGTGCTTTATTTTGACTGTAACCAGCACAGTAGGCAGCATGAATCCATTTGTAGAGTAAATCCTTACGGGTCTTTACATCTTCTACTTCACAGTCACCAAAGAACCACTCACATCGATGAGAGTATGATCC